AAAAAACCGTTCAATCAATTAATATTGTGGATCAAGAATTTTCAGGATGGACAATTGGTGTAGAAAGAGCTCATCTATTTTTAACATCGACAGGTAACCCAACCATTTCAGATGTATCTTACTTTGCGGCTGTTGAACATAATAACTTCGAGTGCTTCGGCACACCATATGGTGGACAAGGTAGTTGTAATAAGGGACAATGTTGTAATAATGGTATTTGTAATTACTGCGCTTAAAAAATTAAAAATATGACAAATCAAGAAAAACAACTTACAGATTCTATAGTTACTACAATAGGAAATCTAATAGTACAAGATAACAGTTAATAATGATTAACATTAAGGAGATAATTGATGCGTGGGTTGTTAGTTATAACCCCAATGAAAATCAATTGAACAAATCAATCGAAAGAGGTGGGGTATGTGATGTATGTCCATCAAAAAAAGTAATTACTAAAAAACTAAAACTTGCCACAATATGTGGTGAATGTGGTTGTCCAATATCCAAAAAAATTTTTAGTCTGGAATTTAATCCCTGCCCATTGGGAAAATGGGAAGTAATCGATAAAAAATATAAAATGGAGGAAAAAACTAATAAAACATTTATCTAGTTTATTATGTCCATATGTATAAATAACAATTTAATTTGGGTATCTGTTCCGAGGTGTGCTAGTACGTCAATCGAAAATTCAATTCTTAATTCTTCACTTACAATTAATCATCACAATTTTGGAGTAGATATAGAGTATCCAAAACATATACACGTTAAGTTATCTGACCTATATGTAAATTTTGGAAAAATGGAAACTGTAGTTATTAAAAGAAATTATTTTGATAGGTGGATAAGTGCACTACAACATAGTTGGTATATGTACGAAATTAATGGTAATGAAATGTCCGTAAAGTGGGAGGATGTTGATAACGATTTTATATATAATAATTTTACTAATGATTATGTAGATTCAATTTATTCGATTGGGGAAATGAAAACCGACTTAACGAAATATGAAGAAATAATTAAAATGAGGGAGTTTAACAAATCAATAATATATAAATTTGTGAAAAATATACCTAAAAATATAGACTATACTTTTAATCCACTTATACTGTTACTATCTCAATCATATTGGGTCGATAATAATAAATGTACCTATGAATTTAATATCGATGAAATCGATAAATTTGAAGAGTTTATGTGTAACAAATATGAAATTGATTTCAAGGTAGGTAGAATAAATAAAAGCAACCCAATAAAAAACAACATCGTAAAAGATGATAAGTTAAAAAAATGGGTGTTCGATAACTTTGAAAAAAGATTCGAACCAAGAAATCAATTAATTTAAACAATGGTTGATTTAAAAAATTACACGTGTAATGTGCCATTTAATTCATTAGAAATACATAATAATGTTTGTTTTGTGTGTTGCCCATCCTGGTTACCAAACAAAGTGGAATTATCTGAAATACCGTTAAAAGATGTTTACAACAGTGAACCAATAATTAACATTAGAAATTCAATATTAGATGGTTCGTTTAAGTATTGTAGTAAAGAGCTTTGTCCTTATTTAAGTAAATTAGTAAACTACGGTGTAACATCTGGACCAGTAACACTAAAATCAAATTCAACCATTGTTGACCCAATAGTAAAGAATAATACACCAGATAATATAGTGATGAATTTTGATAGGACTTGTAATTACAAATGTCCTTCTTGTAGGGTAGATTTAATTGTTGAAGACAGTAAAGGTATAAAACGAGTAGAGAAAACAATTGAAGACATTGACACTTACTTTTCACAATACGTAAAAACATTATACATCACCGGTTCCGGGGATCCATTTGTATCAGTTGGATTTAGGAATTATCTTAGAAACTTCAACCCCAAAAAATATCCAAATCTAAAATCAATACACTTACACACTAACGCATCAATGTGGAATAAAGAAATGTGGGATAGTATGTCTAACATACACAAATATGTTCACACTTGTGAAATCAGTATAGATGCGGGAACAAAAGACACGTATGAAAATAAAACTAGATTAGGTGGTAAATGGGATAATCTAATAGATAATTTAAAATTCATAAGTACGTTACCTATAAATGTAAAAACATCCTTTGTTGTTCAAGATTCTAACTATATGGAAATGGAAGAATTTTATAACTTGATGTATTCCATTTTTGGTGAGAAAGTAAATGTGTTCTTTGGTAAAATAACTAATTGGGGAACATTTTCTGAAGGTGAATTTAAATTAAAGCAAGTATGGGACGATGAACACCCTGAACATCATTTATTTAAAAAAGAGTTAAATAGAATATGGAAAAATCAAAACCTTTTTCATAACCTATATGAGTTTATAGATAATACAGATAAAACATTGATATAGATGAGAATTTTAATACTATCACATACAAGATGTGGTTCTACTACATTATGTAAATGGATATCGAAAGAATTAGATATTGAATTAGATGCAACACATTATGATTTTAAACAATTTAATTCTGTATTTGAAAAAAATAATATAATTAGAAAAATTGTTATTGAAGAATATAACCCATCAAATGAAGTTATTGAAAAATTTGATAAGGTTATTTGTTTGAGTAGAGAAAATGATATTGACAGTGCCATAAGTTTTATTAATGCAGATAATAAAGGAAGGTGGCACGAGACATATGAGATAACAAATGAGTGGATTGATGACAATAAAAATAAAATAATAGAAATGGTTTACAAATATGAACATTTAAAAAACCGTTTAAAAAATAAAAATTTATTTCAAACAACATATGAAAACATATACGTTAATAAAACAGATGTTAATAAGGTAATTAGTTATTTAAATATTGAAAATCCAAAACATTTGGATATGATTGATTATGATAAAAAATATAGAAAAGACACATATACTTTAACGTATGATTTTAAAAGAAAAAATATTATTTAGTAAAGAGGAGTGTGAATCTATAATATTATATAACGACACTCACATTACAAATTGGATAATGGGCGATAGAAAATTCAATTCACAACCAATTAGATATTCGTTGGAAACCAAATGGTTGTTTGATAAACTTAAAACATTTTTTGAAGAAGAATCAAACATACAAATAAAAAGAAATAAAGAAGTCATTCATTTTCATAAATTTACAAAAGGTGATTGGTTTGGAAAACACAACGACATTCGAGAAAATAGGCTATATGCTGTGGGAGTCTTATTAAGTGACGATTTTGAGGGTGGAGACTTTAAGTTGTATAACCCAAATGAAATCGTATTAAATAAAGTGATGGGGAATACATATTTATTTGATACAAGAATAGACCACGAAATAACAACAATTTTAAAAGGAGAACGATACTCTTTATTATGGTTTTTACAAAACGAACACATAAATCCATTGGAAATAAATAAATTGATATGAAATCTTTACAATATTGGAATCCAGAAGGATTTGAAATATCATCTTATAGATATTCATTAAAAGAAAGAGTAAATCAAACTTACACAACTTCTGGTGGTGATAGCACTGGTAAATGTGTATACACATATAATGAATTGGGGTTTAGAGGTGACAGTATAAAAAAAGAAGGGTTTAAGGTAATGTCATTAGGTTGTTCAATCACTGAAGGTGTTGGTGTAAATGATGATGAAACTTGGCCCGCTCAATTTTGTAGTCATATTGAAAATGGTGTAAATTTTAATTTTGGAACAGGAGGAAGGAGTAATGATTTTATAAGTAGGTGTTTAATGAGTTATTATGATTTAATTAAACCAGATTTAGTTTTAATAATGTATACATTCCCACATAGGAGAGAAATTTATACTGAAGATAATAGTATCGAACCATATATACCAACCAAATCCTGGGGAAAATTATCGGAAACGGAAGACGGTAAAATAATTCAAAGTAGTATGGACGCATTACAAAATAAAAATGCCGATTTTGTAAATTGGTATAAAAATCATATGTTAATAAAGTTATTTTTAGAGTCAAAAAAATGTAATTGGTTATGGGATGGTAAACATTTACTAACGGATTATAAGGAGTTTAATAGATTTACAGCATTAGATAAGTTTAAAATGGACTTAGGTTCAGATAATTTACATCCTGGTATTGAACATCATAAACACTATGGTAGAGTATTATTCGATTATATATATAAAAATTTCAGAGAATACCTACCATTGGGATTAACACAACCCAAAAAGGCGTTAATTTAATTAAGTCACAATATAAAATATAAAGTATTTATCTATTGTATAACACACATTTAGATGAATATATTTGACGCACACATATCTGGATCGCTATCGGTATCGAGTTCAGCTGAAATCTCAGGAGACTTAACCGTATTAGGAAACATAAATGCGACGGTTAGTGGAACATCCACGAATGCGTTAACCGCATCCGAAGCCCCAAAATACACCTTAACCTCAAGTTTTCACCAATTCACCTCATCGTACACTACAGGATCCTTCACTGGTTCCTTCAAGGGTGACGGTACAAATCTATATAATATTCCAGCAAGTGGGGTTACGGGTCTTAATTTAACTCAAATTGCTGATGGGGTTGCCACAGCATCCATTTCAAATTCGAATGGATTAAGGGTTAATTCAAATACAGAAATTACGGGAGCACTTACCATTTCGGGATCAATAACTTTAAATGGTGTCCCTGTTGGTACAGGAAAGTTGGATGAAACAACATTTCAATCATATACAAGTTCAAATGATTCAACTAACACCACACAAAATAGTAGATTAACATCTATTGAGGGAGTTACAGGTTCTGTTAGTTTGTTAAACACCTACACTGGTAGTAATAATACGGTAATCGGAACTTTACAAACATCGACAGGTTCTTTAAATACATTCACATCGAGTGCTTCAGGTAGATTGACATCACTTGAATCGGATAGTTCTTCAATAAGAACAGATTTTAATTCTTTTACAAGTTCAAACAATACAGTAGAAACAACTCAGAATGGTAGGTTGACTTCTATCGAAGGAGTGACGGGGTCTATTGGTTCATTGAATACCTACACAGGTTCTAATAACACGATAATTGGAACACTACAAACATCAACAAGTAGTTTAAATACATTTACTAGTTCTATTGATACCACAATTAAAAATAAACTTAACACGGAAACAGTTATATCTGGAAGTGATCAAGTTTTAATAACAGGTACCACAGGATATTCAACATTCAGCTCAAGTGTATCCACAAGTATAGGTTCATTATCTAGCTCTGTTGCAACCACAACAAGTGGGTTGAGTTCTAGTATTGGTTCGTTAAGTTCTAGTGTCGAAACAACAACTAGTGGATTAAGTTCCTCCATTGGAAGTTTAAGTTCAAGCGTTGCAACAACTACATCAGGATTAAGTTCCTCATTGTCTAGTTCAATTGGAAGTTTATCTTCTTCAGTTGCAACTACAACATTAGGATTAAGTTCTTCTTTAACAAGTAGTATTGGAAGTTTATCTTCAAGTGTTGCAACAACAACAAGTGGATTAAGTTCTAGTATTGGGAGTTTATCATCATCAGTTGCAACAACAACAAGCGGATTAAGTTCTAGTATTGGATCATTAAGTTCTTCAATTGCTACCACAACATTAAATCAAAGCAATAGGTTAGATTCGATTGAAGGTAAAAGTGGTAGTTACGCAACCACCGGTTCTAACACATTCAAAGGCTTACAAACAATTAGTGGTTCGGTAATAATTACTGAAAACTTAACAGTTTTTGGTTCCTCATCTATAACATATGTGACATCATCTCAATTAAGAGTTGAGGATAATATTATTACAGTAAACACAGCGAGTCCAGGTTCTAGATTTGGTGGATTAGAAGTTCACGATTCGGGTTCGGTTGGAATCGCGACAGGATCTTTATTATGGGACTCAGTTAATAATAGGTGGGTTTATCAAAACTCAAGTGAGGCTTCGTATGGTGGTGGTGTTATATTATCTGGACCTCGTAGCTCTGGTTCATTAGGAAGTGAATTAACATTAACAAGTGGTAGAATTGCAAAATCTGCCGGAGGAGATCACTTAAATGATTCAAACATAACAGATGACGGTACAACCGTTACTGTTTTATCTAACACCGTTATTAATGGTACAATTGTTTCAACAGGAACAACAATAGTTTCTGGTTCATCACAAATAGCACATAACTCAACAACAGGGTATGATACAAATAGACATATCGATCACACAGCGGTATCAATTACTGCAGGTAATGGTTTAAGTGGTGGCGGTGACATATCCGCAACAAGAACAGTTAGTCTTGACACAACATCAGCAACATTTACAAGTGGTGTAAAAAGTAAAATGAATGCGGATGGTGTTGTATCTGGATCTAGTCAAATTACATATGGTAGTTTATCGAGTATTCCATCTGGTATAGTGTCGGGCTCGTCTCAAATAACATTCGGATCAATTGGTAGTATACCGTCTGGTTTGGTATCGGGTAGTGCACAAATTACCTTAAGTTCAACAATAGGATATGGTTCAGTTATAAACCAAGCAGTATTAACAACTAGTACACCAACATTCTCAACAGTAAGTGCAACAACGTTCACAGGCGCATTAAGTGGTAATGCAACAACAGCAACTACGGCGGGCGCGTTGACATCAATGAACATTTCACAGTTCACAAATAACAGTGCTTATTTAACAGGTATAACGAGCGGTAACGTAACAACGGCTTTAGGATTTACACCATACAACGCAACTAACCCATCTGGTTACATTTCAAGTATAACTAGTGGTAACGTTACAACCGCATTAGGTTACACTCCATACAACGCAACCAATCCATCAGGGTATATCTCAAGTATAACCAGTGGTAATGTAACAACAGCTTTAGGATTTACTCCGTATAATGCAACTAACCCATCGGGTTATATTACAGGTATATCATTTGCTAACGTTTCATCAAAACCAACAACACTTAGTGGATATGGAATTACTGATTCTGTAAAATCTAATGGTACAATAACTGGTAATATAGATTCTGATTGGGGAGAAAGTTTTACAACATTTGACCCAGTACCTTCAGGTACACCACCGTTATCATCACCAAATATAAGAACTGTTAATATTGGTAATAACTTTGATAGAAGAACACAATTAGCGTTTGATTACGCTTCGGACGTTGCGTATTTTAGAAGAAGAAATGATAGTGGATGGCAAACTTGGAGAGAGTTTATACATAGTGGTAATATTGGTTCACAAACGGTAGCGACAGCGGGAGCATTAAGTTCAATGAACATTTCACAGTTCACAAATAATAGTGCTTATTTAACAGGTATAACTAGCGGCAACGTTACAACCGCATTAGGTTACACTCCATACAACGCAACGAACCCATCTGGTTACATTTCAAGTATAACGAGTGGTAATGTAACAACGGCACTTGGATTTACCCCATACAATGCAACTAACCCATCGGGATATATTTCGAGTATAACCAGTGGTAACGTTACAACAGCGTTAGGTTATACACCATATAACGCAACGAATCCAAACGGATACATCACAGGTATATCTTTCGCAAACGTTTCATCAAAACCAACAACAATAAGTGGTTATGGAATAACAGATGCAATTACCACGGGTAACATTGGTTCACAATCTGTGTCATATGCTTCAACTGCAGGTACTGCAGGTAACATAACAGCATATACGATTAACCAAAGTGTTGGTACGGGTAACTCACCAACATTTGTTGATTTATATGCTAGAAGTCATTTTATACAAAGAAGTGCCAATACAACTCACGGTATTAATTGGTATTCAAGTGGTTATACGGCGTGGTGTCAATATATGGCAGCAGTAAACGTTGCCAGTACTGGACCAACGGGTAATATTACCTCACCTGCAGCTGGTAATTTTGTAACATCGTGGGCACTTCGTAGTTTCATTGAAAACTCTAGCGGTTATGGTTGGACTTGGGAAGCGGGAACATCAACAGGTCAACCATCCATTGTTGCTGAAATGAGTTCAGCAACTGGTAACTTCTATACCAAAGGTAGTATAACGGTTGGTGGTATTTTTACTGAAAATTCATCCATTCGATATAAAACAAATATTGAAACAATTAAATACGGTTTAGATAAGATACTTCAAATGAGAGGTGTAACATACACAAGAAAAGATAGTGGTAATATTGAGGCGGGTGTGATTGCGGAAGAAATGTATGATGTAACACCATTAGTTGTTCTTAAAAATAAAGATGGTGAAGTTGATTCAGTTTCTTACGGTAGAATAAATGCATATCTTATTGAGGCAGTTAAAGAATTAAAGCAAGAAATAAACGAACAGAACTTGATTATAACAGAATTAAAAGGTAAATTAGGACTGTAATATGAAAGTAAACGGAGATGTAAATTTTACGGGAAATCTAACAGTACAAGGTAGAGATATTAAAAGTGTTTTAGATAGTCACTACGAATTAGGATTAGTTCTTATTCGTGGTTTGATTGGTGGTGGTTATGTTGGTGCTTCAGTATGGAATACCATAACATTATTAAGTTATGCGACAGATGCTTGGGCAACTTCATCTAATATATTAACATTCACAACCAATTACGGAGGATGGGCTTCAGCACATACATTCGGTTATGTTTTTCAAGGAAATGCATCCACAGTTAATAAAGTAATGTTTGCCAATGAGACAGTTACAACAACCGCAGCAAGAACAAATGGTAGTTATTCACCATCATTGATTCAACAAGGTGTTGGATTTGAAACAACGGGAGTACCATATGGAAGATATGCATACACTTGTGGAAACTCATCAACTAGTTATGATAAATTAGATTTTACAACAGATTCAATGACCGCAAGGTCGGATGGTAACATAGGTCAAGCATCTCACGCTTACGGTTGGTTTGATAAAGAGTATGGTTGGAACTTTGCATCGTTAAATAATTACACTAAAATATTTCCATTTGCATCCGAAACTTGGTCAACACTTTCAACAGTTAGTGGACCAATTACTATGGGTATGCCACAAGGACAATTAGAGAAAGGTCTTAATACTAAAAAAGGTAAGGCGTATGTTGCGGGTAATAGTGGTTGGTATAATAATACAATATTCCAATTTAGAAATAGTATATCAACGTGGACTGTAAATTTTGGAAGTCAAACACAACCCAACTGTGAACACGCAGGAACTATGGGACAGAATCACGGTTATTTAGCTGGTGGATATCAAGGTACCTATAGTCAAAATGCGCATAGTGACAAAGTGTTTCACAATACAGATACGGTCGTTCAAATTGCGGACGCGCCAAGATCATTAAGTTCAGCATCTCCAATGTGGAGTCCAATTTAATAATATGAAAGTATACGGACAAATAAATTATACGGGAACAATGAAATACAATGGTTCAGCTTTGAACCTTGAATACATTGCCGATGATTATAAGAATGGTTTATCCTTAACTAAAGGATATATCGGTGGTGGTTATATTGGTTCTTCAGTTTGGTCAGTTGTAACAACAATACAAAATGCAACAGATGCTTGGGGAACATCTGCAAACGCATCGTTACGATCAAGTTTATATTATGGAGGTTGGGCAAGTTCACACACAAACGGATATATGTTTTGGTGCGGTGGAGATGTAATAAATCAAAAAATGGCATTTAGTACTGAAGTATGTACTAACATCAATAATAGAAACTACGCAAGTGCTAATAGTTCATCACAAATACAACACGGTATTGGTTACAACACCGACGGTTCTTTTTTTGGGACTAGAGCATATACCTTAGCAAACGCAAATAGTACTAACTACGATAAATTAAACTTCGCGGCAGATACTTGGGTGGCAGCTAGTGATGGTAGTATTGCAACTGGAACCGCATATACACAAGCTTGGTTTGATAAATTAGCGGGATTTAGTTTGGGTAATGATGGTGTGACTAGAAGATATCCATACGCAACTGAAACTTGGGGATCTATATCTTGTTCACCTAACTATACAACATCTTTAGGTGCTTGGGGTAAAGGACTACCAACAAAAGATGCTAAATCATATGTTATTGGGGATAATGTAACCTATCCATTTATGAAATTTATGCACATAACATATTCATATCAAACAAATCCATATAACCAAACTTTAGCTAATGGTGAACAATCACCAGTTATGGGTCAGAATCACGGATATTGGGCGGGAGGATATAATGGAGCACAAAATGCACACACAGATAGGGTGGAATACCCAACAGATACGGTTATACAAATACCAGACGCACCAAGGTCATTAAGTTCAGGATCACCAATGTGGAGTGGTTATTAATTATAGAATATGCAAGTAACAGGTAATATAGAATTATTTGACAAAGGACGAGGTTGGAGACAACCATCAACTTATCACATACGTGGAACGTTGTCAGGCACTAATAGTACAATTTTTAGTTCTGGTAGTGGATATACAACAGTTGTATATGATTATACCTTTGCAGCTGGTGAAGATTTTATTATTATTGCATATTGGGCTCACAACTATAGAGGTACTGGATTTGTTTATGGACCAACCGTTAATCATACAGATTTTAATGGATATTCAGCTGATGGTAATGGACCTTACGCGGGAGCGTTAAACACATCTGGATTTCCGAATGGATATAGTGCAACGTTCTTTGGACAATATCACGCACCTATCGGTAGTGGTGGTGCTGCTACAACAGGTTATTGGTTTAAATGGCAAAGAAGTGGAAACACTTTAACATTACAGTATGCTACAGATGGACCTGGTGGACCTTGGACAAATTTCACTAATTCATCTTCAACAACAATCGCATCAACAGATGCTGTTTGTATTGTTGTGGGTGAGGCTGGAGATACCGAAGTTCAACCACTTAGAATTGAATCACAGGCAGCAACTCTTAAACATAACGATAGACCAGTTTTTGCCTTTCTAACAAACACATACAGATTTGATTTAAATTTAGTAAGGGGATACGTTGGGGGTGGTTATATTGGCAGTACTTTATATAGTAACATTCTTAGATTATTATATGCAACAGATAGTTGGTCATATATGGCATCTTCATTAAACAAAGCAATTAAATATGCTGGATGGGCAAGTGCAATGTCAAATGGATACACTTACCATAATGTACAAAATGGTGACACAACAAATGATAGAGTAAACTTTGCTACCGATACAGTACAAGCAATTGCCGCTAGACCCAACGGTGCTGGAGGTTCTCCATCATCTTGTCAACACGGTATTGGTTACTTACCATCCGCATTACCTTCAGCTCAAGGTGGAACATATAATACTTTAGCATCTTATGGAACTAAAGGATTTGAAGTTGGTAAGGGTACCACTTATATGGACATATTATTGTTTGCATCTGAAACTTGGACATCTACAACAGGTGCACCTGTTGGACAATACGCTGTTGGCTGGTTTGATAAAGACTATAGTTTTCAATTTGCTTCAGCGTATGGAGGTTCAACAACCGTAACCAATAAAATGCCACACTCAACTGAAGTTTGGACAACTGTATCAACAAATAGTAATCCAGGAGCGTTAGGTATGCCAGGAAGCGGAGCGGAAAAGGGTGTTAATTCAAAACAAGATAAATTTTATTTAGCGGGTAATTGGGGTGGTACTTATTGTACCACTTCTGATGGAAATAGAATATTTAAATTCGTAAACACTACATCAACTTGGACTATCAATAGTGGTTCACAAACAAGATGGAATAACGAACACGCGGGACTTATGGGAATGAACTGGGGTTATTTTGCGGGTGGTTACAGTTGTACCGATGGTCAAAACGCACACTCAGATAAAATTAACTATAATATTGACACTATAGTTCAAATTACCGATGCACCTCGCTCAGCATCATCTGGTTCAGGAATGTGGGCATCATTTTAATATTCATTTGACAATGTCAAATTATTTACTTATATTATAAAAAACAAAGAAATATGACAGAAGATAAATTACCGTTGGAATATAAAGACTTAAACTTTTCAATGAGTCAATTCCAAATTAAACATTTCGTTGTTGGGTCTCAACACAATAATTTTAGACAATTCAAACAGATTTTATTAGAAATGGAGGTTAGAATTACTAACCTTGAGCAAATTGGTTTGGATATGGAGAAAAATCGTTTAGAAAGGAATTTAGTGATGGAAAAATTTTTATCAGAAACTTCAGAGGCTCAAAAGGCGTTGTATCAACACGAAATTAAGAAATTAGATATCGGATATGAAAATGGAAACAGAAGTATGGAAAGAACCAAAGGGGAACTTTCGTATCTTGAACAAATTTTAGAAGAGTTTAGATCTAAAATTGATGTAAAGGAGTTGATGGAAAATCAAGAAGTATATGAAACTGATTATTGGATTAAAAGGTTGGCAAACCAAGCGGCGTTAGAATTACTAACAGTTGGTCGTATTGGTGTTGGTAATTTAGAGGCGTTAATGCAAATGGGTGATACCAATTTTAGGAAAGCGTTAGTTGAGGCAACTAAAATTACAAACGAAGTAAAAGGACAAGTAAAATATTTAGATATGATAGGGGATCAAGAACTCCTAGAAAATAACCAAAGAAAAGAAATAGATTTTAAACAAGAGTAAAATGGACTACATAGCATACAGAATACCACAGGGTGAAGGTCATCCAATGATAAGTGGGTTGGAACAATTAAGATACGCAGAGAACTATTATTTCTGCACAGTACCTGATATAGCAAAAGTATCAACTGGACTAATTCAAAAATATGGTATCGTTTTATGTAATGAACAAGTAATAAATGGACTTCTTTATTTTATTGCAACTAAAGAAAGTGCCAAACTTTATAAGAATTATTCAGGAGGTCAATCTGCTGAATTCTTCGATGAAGATTTTGATGCAAACAAAGGTATTCGTATCAAGAGACCAATGGTCGATAGTGAAGTTACTGATAGATATGAAGCAATTCGTTGGGTTAGAATAAGAATGGTTAAAGATTACTACAAACAAAAGTTTGAAACTTTATCAATCAATAAGACCCCACAAGAAAGAGCAACTTGGGATTCACAAGTTAGTGAAGCTAAAGATTATACCGAAGACCCAACATCACCAACACCAACATTAAGTTTAATTGCGGATGCAAGAGGTGTTTCGGTTTCGGAATTAGTTCCGTCAGTATTGGTGGCTTATGAGAATTATAAATTACAAATTGCTCAAATGTTTTCTGAAGAGGAATCATATGTTACCCAATTAAAAAATACGGAAGGTGATGATATTTTAAATGTCGTTTTACCTGTGGAAAGAACAATTATACCTGGAGACTCAAGATTCGACGCAGTACCTGCACCTGAAGCTTAAAAAAAACATTTTATGGAAATTAAAAAAATTGTAATCGTTGGTGGCGGTACAGCTGGCATAATGACAGCAGCATTATTGTCTAAAGTATTTAAAGAAAAATTAGACATCACAGTAATTCACTCAAATAAAATTGGTGCAATTGGTGTTGGTGAAAGTTCAACGGCTAGTCTTCATTCTTATATGAAATTTATAGGACTTAAAGAAGAAGATTGGATGAATGAATCGTCTGCAACATATAAGTACGGAGGTAAGTTTATGAATTGGTCTAGTACTGGTGAACATATGGTTCGTGTTGAGAATGAATCTAAATTATTTGTTAATAAAAACACAAACTTACTACAACACCTTGTATCGAAATATAAAGACGACTCAAAAAAATTAGATGAGTTATTTATATCTTCTAAATTATGTGATAATAATCTTTGTCCAAAAATTGATGATGATTTAACTTATCTACCAACTTACGAAGATATTGAGAGTGTTTACAGTTATAATTTCGACGCAATTAAATTTGCTGAAGTTATTAAAAATAAAGTATGTATACCTAATGGTGTTAAATTTGTTGAGGGTCAATTAAAACAAGTTAAACTAAATGACTTTGGTTATATTCAAGACATTAAATTATGGGATCAACAAAAATTTGCGGCTGATTTGTTTATTGATTGTTCTGGGTTCAAAGGTGCATTAATTGAATCAGTTATGAATGAACCATTCATTTCATTTAGTGATTCATTATTTTGTGATAAAGCCATTGCGGCACCAATCCCATATAAAGATAAGAAATCAGAAATGGAACCATATTCGAGACTTTACACAATGAATAGTGGTTGGTTATGGAAAACACCCATCTTCGATAGAATAGGTTCTGGGTATGTGTACTCATCAAAACATATTAGTGATGAGGATGCGGAAAAAGAATATAGAGAATTTCACGGAGGATACGATGGTAAGGTTATAAAAATTAATATGAGAATTGGTACTCGTGAAAAAGTAGCAGTTAAAAATGTAGTTGCTTGTGGATTAGCTGGTGGTTTTGCGGAACCAATGGAGTCGACAGGTATTTCAACGTTTCAAGGTATAATGGCAACATTAGCAACGGAATTAGAAAAAAATAATCTTAACTACACATCATCAACAATTGATGCAATCAATAAAGATAACATCGATATGATGATTGATATTAGAGATTTCATTCAGGCACATTATTTATTATGTAATAGGAACGATACTCAATTTTGGAAAGACGTAAAAGAGAAATCATTTGTACCTGACACATTAAAACAAAAGTTACATATTATGTCAATACAACCACCTGAACAATTGTTTAGAGGTCGTATATTTGGTGGAGTTAATTGGTTCCAATGGTTATGGGCTATGGGGTTCTATAAAAATAGTAGATTTAAATTAAATCCAAAATACGATAAGTTTTGTGATATGAAAATGGAGATTATCCGCAAGGAAGCAGAACTGTTAGTTGACCAATTACCTAACCACTATGAATACCTTAAAAAATTCTATGGACGAGATTAAAGAATTAAAAGAACGTATTCAATTTTTAGAAGAGAAATATAATGATTTGGTTAATAGAATAACTGAATCCACTTGCCAATGTAAAAAACCAATGTGGATGCACTTTCAAAAACCTGAGAAAGAATTTAAAGAAGAACTTTTAAATAAAATAAAATGATATACATCTTAACATATTTCACATTTATTAGTCTATTGTTTGGACTAATTGGATACAAAAAGATTTGGAATAAAATTTTAATGTACACCGATAAAGAATATTGGACAAACTACAACACAATTGAATGTTCGGCTTGGATGGCTAAAGCTGCAATCATTGTACCAGGTTTGGTGTTTGGTAAAGAAATTTGGTGGTTACATTTTTTAACTCTTTTAACATCATCTCTTTTAATTTGGGCTAGTATGAGGAAATCACTCCCAACCCTTATTGTTTTTAACACAATATGGATAATAATTTCATTAACAATAATTTTAAAACATATAGTATGAGTTTATTTAAGTTAGGTGACGCCTCACCGTCAGCAAGAATGACGTTCCTATCAATAGGAGTCGTTGTATTTATTGCCAATTGTTTGGCGGGATTTGATAACATTAGTTGGGTACATTGGTTACCGCCTGTATTATTACCTTTGGCCGCACTAACAGGTGTTTGTCCATTTAAAATAATTTGGGAAAAATTAGGATTTAAGAAGTAAAAATAGGGGGTTTAGAGATAAACCCCTTTTTATTTTCATCTTTTTTAGTTATATTACATCAATAATAAACTTTTCTTAAACAAAAACAAAATGAGAAAAACAATCACAATGCTATCGCTAATGTTAGCACTATTGTTTACTACCACTATGTCATTTGGACAATACAGTAGTAGTGCAATTCAGAAAGGTTCAGAACAATCCTTAAAAGTTCAAACGGACACAGTCCCTAATCAATTACAAGAAATTGTTGTTACAGCAAAGAAGGTACCTTTAATGACCAAGGTAGGTCCTTATGGTCAACCACTTTGGACGACAATGAGAATGTTTGCATCCACTAGAGTTTATGTAATGAATCCACCAGGTACCGCAATGTACGAGAAGTGGTTTGACATTAGACAAAGAAGAAACGGACCAGCACAAATTAGAATGAGAGATGAATTCACATTCGGTTTAGGTAAGAGACTTCAATTAGACTTTTATTCTCACACAGTTTATGATGGTGAAAATGGTGACAAGGAATTTAAATGGAGAGGATTCTCTTGGGAGTTCCGTTACGCTCTTGCCGATTGGGGTAAAGTGTGGGGTAACCCAACATTATACTTCGAAACCAAAATGTTAGATGGTCGTTGGGGTATCGAACCAAAATTATTATTAGGTGATAGAATTGGTAAGAGTGGTATTTGGGGATTTAATGCAATTTACGAGGGTAACTTAGCTGGAACCAAAGAAGAACAAGAAAGAGAATACGCATACACCGCTTCATATGGTAATATTATCAACAATGATTTAACGTTAGGTGTGTCACATATGTTTAGATATAACGATTATAAGGGAGGTTTTCAAGAATGGTATATTGGACCACTTGTACAATATCGTTTCAACAACAAAGCATATTTAAACATTGAGCATATGCCAGGACTTAACCAAGACGCAAAATTATCAAGAACCACAATTATATTTGGATGGAGATTTTAATCAAAGGACAAGAGTTCCTTGTCTACTTAATATTCATAATGTTCGTAACAGGTATCCTCAAAGAAAGAGGATACCTTATGGATATCTTTAGATTACTAGAACAAAAAGTTAAATCTAAAAAGATGGTAGTATTCTTAGTATCACTATTTGGTGGTATTCTACCCATACCAGGTCGTGTTGCACTATCGGCATCTATGTTGAATAGTATTGCTCCGATTGATAATAAGAAACGTAAGAAGTTTGGTATCATCGATTACCTTGCAACTCATCATTACTATCTATGGTCACCATTAGAGAAAACAGTTATTATTCCTATGGCGGTGTTAGGGTTAACCTATATGCAGTTTATGTCATATATCTGGCCATTGTTATTGATTTCAGGATTATATATTAGTTATTATATCCTATCTATGGATGACGATGAAATAGATATCGAAGTAAGTGACGACCCAATTAATTGGAAGAATATTACTAATGTTGTTTTACCATTCTTAGGTACAATTATTATTAGTTGCTTCACCGATTATTATTTTGGAGCGTTTACAATATTTACACTCTATCTAGTCTATTATTCTAACAGTTGGACTAAGTTAATAAATTATATTAATTGGGAACTAATATGGATTGTTGCGTTAGTGATTATATTAGGTAACGTAGTTGGTTCTTATTATGGCGTTATGGAAGGTTATATAAAACAATATAACAAACCAGAATACATTTTAATAGTGTCGATGATATCTTTCTTATCTTCATTTTTATTAGGGTCTTCAGCAAAATATGCAAGTATTGTTAGTTTATTAACAAGTGTATTTGGTATGCATTATTTTGTATTGTTTTTCACTTTGGAATATTCCGCGTATTTGATATCGCCTTCACATAAATGTTTACCGATAGGTCAAAAGTATTTTCACACAGGATTTATGACATATCTTAAAGCATTAATAATTTGGATATCACTTATGATAACATACGCATTAATCACTATTCTATGAACATAGGAGAAAATTTTAAATTTTTGGGTACAATTAACCCACAACCATTAATTGATTCCTTAAGTAAAATTGAAGATGAGGATTGGGGTGCTGATACTTTTAGACAAGAAGCATATAGTAGATTCCATTCCGCAACCCAAGCCATTCAATTAATATATGATAAAGACTTTAGACACTTTAACGGAACTAAACACAAGTATTGGGATCTTCTTAATATGGAAGAATTATTGGAACCTGTTATGAAGGTCTTGGAAAAAGAATACGGTCCAGGTTATCTTGCTAGGGCTGTGTTCGTTAAACTATTTGCAGGTAAGAATGTTAATAGACATATAGACGTTGGTGGTTCTTACACCCTTAGTCATAGAGTTCACGTTGCATTGATTTCCGAGGAAGATAAGATTATCTACAATGTTAGGGATGAAGATAAGTTCTTTAAGGTTGGAGAGGTTTGGGAATTGAATGATATGGTTGAACACGAGGTTAGAAACCAAAGTCAATCAGATAGAATTAATTTAATAATGGACTATGCCGTTTTTGACGGTAAAGGATGGTGGTGGAAATAAGATTCACTTTTTGAAAAATAAAATATATATTATAAAAGAAAATTAAAAAATATGGAAAAAATCACATTAAAATTAGGGGACGTTCTACAATTAGAAAGCGAAATTAACGGGTATATCGAACCACAAACTGGAGAACAGGTGTTTGAGGGATTCAGTAAACAAAACCTTTCAATCATTTTGAAATACGAATTGAGTGACTTCTCAACAGAACTTAAAGGCGAGAGAACTAAGGTTGAAGCATTAAGAGATGAATTAATCAAAAAGTATGGAGAAGAAGATGGTAATGGTGGCGTCTTAGTAAAAATGTACAACGAAGTTAAGGACGATGAAGGTACCGTAACTGGTAAAGTTGTTAACCCTCAGTACATCGAATTTGATAATGAATATGGTGTACTTTTAAATCAAGAAATTGAAATTGAATATCCTGAAATTACCAAAGAAGATCTAAAGGAAGCGGGAAAAACAAAAGACAAATATCAAGTACTATTTAAGTTGATTAAGAAATAATAAAAAAGGGACTTATAGTCCCTTTTTTATTTCTATTAACATATTACCTATATTGTATTGTCCAGGTTCATAATGAGGTAATGACAACCTTAATCTATTCAAAGTATAAATGTCTTCATCTGTGAATGGTGCAGTTTCATAAACCATCACGTCAACGGTGTCAGTAAGGGTAAATTTCGACCTTAAATCGTAGCGTGTATTCTTTTGTTCATTCTCTATATAATCTTCAGGAATCACCCCTAAATCGATTTTATCAAAGTAAGGTTCTAATTGTACTAATTTCGATTTATCTCTAGTTGTCAAACCAATTGAAAAGGTATTATATTTGAAAATCTTATCTTCCCAATATCTTAATTCATTAAACGATGATATTGGAATACCCCACTTCCTAATAAAGTTTCTATTTGACGAAACTTCAATTTTAAACCTATCGGTCTTCATCTCGTCACTAAATCTAGATGTCTGCGAAACAAAATGATAGGTGATTGCACAGTCCGTAGTTTTAAGTTCGTAGCCTTTTAGTTTCGCACGAATTAAGAAATCATCATCCTCACAGAAACAAGGGACAAAACTAAAACCATCAAACCCGCCAATATCATCAAACATTTTCTTGGTCCCACTCATAAAGAAAACCGCACCATCGTAGATATTACATTTATCTTTATTGTCTTGAACGTATCGTTCAAATAAAGTATGGTCAAAATTATGAAACGATGACCCCATATCCATTAATACTTTACCAGGTCTTTTGTGTCCCTTAAAGATTGGAGGTTCAATTGTGGTGTACGATAATAAAGTATTTGGATTCTCATCTAATAATCTATCTAAGTTCTCTAAGAACTGTTCACCAATAACCATATCGTTATGTATCAACACTAATTTCTCAGTATCAACTAATTTAATTCCAGCATTGTAGGTATCGGAAAATGTCAATCTTTCATCGTCGTGAAAATATGACATATACTCATCATCTAAAGATTCTAACCATTCCTTTGTACCATCTAAAGATCCGCCACTACTAATAACTAACGGTACCTCTGGATATAACTTACGTAAATGATTATAACAATCCTTGGTTAAATCTAATTTATTTAATACCGCCAATACAAATGTTATATTCATTTATTAATTTCTTTATTTATAAAATCTAACGCTGACGCAATTACTTGATGCATATCATAATATTTGTACTCGGCTAACCTACCACCAAATAAAACACTATCACTTAATTTATTTGCCTCTTCTTTATACTTTGAATATATCTCAGTATTTGATTTATCATTCACAGGATAATATGGTTCGGTCTCACCTGCCTTATATGTGTGAGGATATTCCCACGAAACCCAAGTTGTTGGTGTGTCTGAACTTTCAAAATGTTTATGTTCAATAGTTCTAGTATGTACTATCTCTTCTTCAGTGTAGTTCATTACTGCTGTACCTTGATAGTTTGGTGTGTCAAAGTGTTTATGTTCGAACCTTGTTGTTTTATATTCTAATTCACCATACTTGTAATCAAAGAACCTATCAATAGGACCAGTGTATATTACTTTAGTATGTTCGGGTAATTCATCTTTGAAATAATCAACACCCAACCTAACTTCAATACCATCTAATAACTTTTCAAATATCTGTGTGTAACCACCAATTGGAATACCTTGATACTTGTCATTGAAGTAGTTACCATCAAATGTAAATCTAACAGGTAATCTAGTTATAATCTCTTTAGGTAATTCTTTAGGGTCTTTCTTCCATTGTTTGGTGGTATATCCTTTAATCAATTTCTCATACACATCCTTACCAACCAATTTAATTGCTTGTTCCTCTAAGTTAGTTGGTTCACCAATCTCTTTAGATTGATTCTCAATAACAAGTTTAGCTTGTTCAGGTGTGGTAACATTCCATAACTTATTAAATGTCCACATATTAAAAGGTAACGAATACAATTCATCTTTGTAATTGGCAACAGGATTCAGTCTGAAGTTATTGAATTCAACAAATTGATTAATCCATTTCCAAACTTCTTCATTTGATGTGTGAAATACGTGAGGACCATATGTGTGAACATTGATACCATCTTTATTTTCTGTGTGACAGTTACCACCTATATGATTTCTTGAATCAATCACTAAAACCTTCTTACCTGTTTTGTTAAGTTCGTGTGCACAGATACTACCGAAGAATCCAGAACCCACTATTAAGTAATCATATACCATAATCTTATTTTTTTATAACCCAAAAATTATTTTCCAATACTTCTAAAGTTAAATTTTGTTCTTTAACGAATCTGTCAATTGATTTCTTTACATCAATCCAACTAACATAATCATCCCCAAATATTATACCTCCCGCGTTTAATAAGGTAAAATAATTATTTACATCTTTATAAACATCTTCCTCCTCGTGAGAGGCGTCGATGTAAATTAAATCCGCGGTCAGTTTTATATCTCTAAAATATCTAAATCCATTTTCCGATGTATTTGGAAATGGTAAAATAGTATCTTGTAAACCATTGTGAATTACATTACTTAAAAATTGATAATAAATCTGAGGGTATCCGTGACGTAATAATAAATTACGTTCTTCTGTTTCCTTTAAACTTGACCAAAATTCAATTGCACCTAACCAAGTGTCCACACAATGTATTGTGGTACCTAATCCCAATTCCTTAGTTGTTTTACCCATATTAATTGCTGACTGTCCTTTCCAAGAACCAACTTCAATAATTGTTTTAGGTTTAATTTCTGTAATTAATTTAACAAAAACTTCACTATTCCCATTCCAACCAGATGTATCTTCGGGCAATAAAGTAAATTCATTGTAGATATTTTTATCAATTAAATTCATATATGTTTTAGAGCTATTTTATGTTCTTCAGGAATGAGTTCCTTTTTATTATGTTCCATAATAAAGAAATCCATTAATTTATTTTTATCTGTTGTTTTATTTTGAAAACCATTTGCACCACCCTCAATTTGGGTATTATTTATACGATGAATATTTCTTTCACACATTAATTCAAAATCAAAACGATGTAAGTGACACATTCTAAGGTTAAGTGTGTGGTTTGTGGTATGGTTAGTTATGTAATGAAATCCAACCACCCATTTTAAAGGTACTTTAGATAATAATGTTTTATGGTAAATTGCATCCTCGAACCAATAGTTTCTATTTTCAATAATTAAATCACCCTCTTCTAAAGACTTTTCTGTTTCTAAAATTTGTAATAAATCTCTACTAGTACAAGATTGAACAAGTAAATTATCATCGTTAATAAAATCAATTATAACTTCATTTAATGGTTTGTCAAGAGTATATATTATCTCATCTATTTCCACAAATAAAACCGATTCATAGTTCTCAAGTAATTTAACTTGGAAGTTTTCTACGGTATTAACTAACCATTGATGATCAAATGCCATTTCGTTAATAACTAAGTCAACATTAACATCTAATCCTTCAGTTGACCCATCATTCGATTGATGGTCTAAGATATAAATGTCTGAATTATCAAAGTACCTCTTATAATGTTTTAACCATATTGGTAAGAAGTAATTTTCATTTTTTACAATAGTAAAAACCGCACATTTCTTTTTAGTTGTGGACATATAAAAATTTTTCTATAAACTTTTGTTTACCGAAAGGATATTGTCTCAAGTATTCCTCAACAAACAAACCATCGGCGTTAGCTTCTGTCACATCCAATTCCATATCTTTAGCTAATCTTTTTTTAACCATAAAATTACCAATATCAATGTGACCTAATATTGGTTGAGATTTAATTGCAATGTAGTCTTTATTCACCCAATTATGAACCATATTACAATAAACAAATATGGTGTTCTGAGTTGCAACTTTTAAAAATTCCCCAACAAAAGTAGGAACGTAGTAGTTATCCTCTCCCGTCATAATAACCCACTCTTCTTTAGAGTTTTTTAATCCGTAATTTCTTGGGGTATGTCCCCAATCGTTATACCTTTTTTCTAAAATTGTGAATTTTATTTTATCACTATCCTTGTAAAAGTCCATTATCTTATCTAATGTTCCTTCGGGTGGACAATCGGCAACAACGTGTATATACCAATTTGGATTAGTTTGAGCAAATATTGAACTAATAATAGTCATTAAGTGATGTACCCTATTATAAGTCGGTATTATAAATTCAATCTTCATTTCTCTTTAATATAGTTAATCCGTTGTTATTTGTAAACCTTTCGTGGACTGACCAATGAGGGTTTTCAGATAAGAACTCCTCGATTGCGGGCCATAAACCAGGATGACCGTTTTCCCCTCTAGTTTCAAATATTGTGGTGTCGTGGAATCCAATATATTTTCTAGCTTTATTACCGTGTAGTGTTAATTCTGTTTTTAATTGTTGGTAAACGTGCCAAGTATCAATAAAAAGAAAATCAGTTTCATCAATTTCAATTACAGTAGTGTCACCTAATTGAAATTCAAAATCAACATTTTTTTCTTTGGCTAATTCAACTAAGTCTTCAACTTTAATTCCGTGTTTTTCAACGGGGTTAATGTCAATTGATATTAATTTTTTAGGTCCCCCCATCATAAAGGCGTAAGTTGATACCACCCATCTAACTCCCATTTCGGTAATGTGGTCACACTCCTCGGCGTATTTCTTTAATGTTGGTAAGTGTTCATTAATATCCGATGGAGTTGAACATCTCTGATTGTATATTTCTTCTAGTTTCATATTTTACTGTATAAGTTATTTTGTTGTTCTTGTTTAGATATGTCTTTGTAATGTTTAATACAATACGACTCTTCATCTGATGGTAGTAATGAATAGGACTTCGTTCCTACAATTCTTTCGTGAACTTTTCCCTGCCATTCCAAACCTTTCTTATATATTCTACCTTGAAAGTCTGGAAAGTTAATCCTACCTAAGTCATCAACTATCCATCCCCATCTATTAATATGATCCTGAGTTATTCCACTTACTATGTTTATTCTTGGTAGAAAAAATAACTCAACGTCCTTATTCATAGAAATGATTTCAGTAACGTTCTTTATCATATACTCACTTACCATCTCATCAGCATCTAATTGAAATATATAATCCCCAACACAATAAGAATTTAATTTATTCTTCCAATCGGCAAAGTTATAATCAAAATCAAAACCTCTCCAGGTTTGTACGTTAGGTTTGATATTAAAAGGCAATAAAAAATCTAACACTTCCTTGTCTCCATTTTTTTCATCAAACAAAACAACTATCTCATCTTGAGGTCGTTTATGTTCTAATAAGAATGGAACTAAATGTTTAATTTCGTTTATCTCTTTGGATACTGTTATAGCAAAACTTATTTTCATAAACTATCTACATAATTTTTTAATCTATTTTCTGGTGACCAACCTAAACGGTCGATTGCATCGTTATTTTCACGCAAAGTTATACGATAGTTACCCTTCTGATTCTCAATGTGTAACTTATCACACCCAAATTTTTCCTTAAACATTTCATAGACTTCAAGTATTGAATAATTGGTTCCAGTACCTAACTCCCAAGCGTCTTCGTGTTTTTCGTTACTCGTACCAACCCTATATAAACCATCAACTATATCAATAACGTGTGTGAAATCTCGTCTTTGATTACCGTCACCAACAATAGTAATTGGTTCCTTATTAATAACTTGTCTTCTCCATATACCAATAACTGCGGCCCAATCACCGTCAACAACTTCGTTAGGTCCGTAAACATTATAAAATCTAACAATTTCAATGTCTATATCATAAACCTTTCTGTACATTTTACAAATCTCTTCACCCATATGTTTGTAACAAGCGTATGGTGATTGAAATGGGTCGTGCCATCTTGACGACGAACCCGCATATACAACCTTAGCATTTATTTTCTTTGCAAATGAACAAACACTCTCGGTACCTATAGTATTAACTCTGAAAGTTTCTGTTGGATTTTTAAACGATGGTTGGATTCTACTTAGTCCCGCTAAATGATATATCATATCAAAGTCTTTATCCATCAAACCAATAGATTCTATATCTCCCGTATGATAGTTACACCCATCTACGTGATTGGACACTAACCCACTATCGTAGTTGTCAATAGATTCTACATTATGCCCTTCAAATAATAATCTCTTAATTAGATTAGTTCCTATAAATCCTGCTCCTCCTGTTACTAAAATTTTCATATTAGGCTCTTAATCCTCCGTTTATTTCTCTTGTTAATGTTCTTATTATATCTTCATCTATTGTTCTTGCAATTTCTGCTGACATTATTCTTGTTAGTTCCGCCTCAGCATCAATACCGTGGTTAGTAAATAAATTATCATTGAATTCAGGTGACCAAGTTGCGGTTAGTGTTGGTTTACTAATACCAACAAAGAAGGTAAACTTTCTCATTGTCTTTCTCTTGCAAATAATTTAAACTGTCTATGATTATCTGTGAACATAATATTAGCATCTGTTTGTGGACTTAATCGAATTTGACATTCATTAGGTCCTGTTGCAAATACTACGGGTTCATTATCACCAAACTGAAAACAAAATTCAACATTGTTAATCATTGTTGGTTGTCTTAATGTTAATAGTTGGGTGGGTTCCAAATGTGTAAACATATCTTGGTTACCTGTGAGAAATTTAAATGACATTAGTTAACTTTTGTGAGTTTTGGTAAAACCAATTTATGTTCTTTTGGTTGAATTGTATTTTGTTTTAAAATAGATTCAAACTTATTTTTCATATTATCCAACGTAAAGTTTTCAGAGTTAAACTCTCTAAGCAATTCAGACTTCTCCAAAAACTTATCATAATCTTTAATAACAATTTTCATCACTTCTGTAAACTCGTTATAATTGGCTGTGAACCATTTGGAACCCTTAATGATAAAATCATCTATCACACTTTCGTGTACTTCAGTTAATGAACCACCAACCATTATAGCTTTCTCCATAGGTAAGAAGTCTTTATGTCCAGACCAATTAGATGCTATCACAGGTTTACCCGTCATTGTAAATTCTAATAACGGTCTACCAAATCCTTCACCTTTTGTTATTGAAACCATTGCTTTTATTTTAGGATGATTATATAACTCATTCATTTCCTCATTGGTTAATTCACCAAACAAAAGATAAATTGATGGAGGAGTATCGGTTTTACTTAACTTAACAATATCCTCAATTTTCTTTCTAAAATCTTCTCTTTGTCTAACTGAGAAAGTTGCTGACGA